CGAGCCCTGATCGATCACGAGACGAGACTGGTGCTCGGCAGAACCGGCGCGCACACCCTTGAGCTGAGGGAAGACAGTCACGGACTCTGGGGACACATCGACATCAATCCGAAAGATGTCGATGCCATGAACCTGGTGGCCAGGCTGGAGCGCGGGGACGTCAACCAGTGCTCGTTCGGATTCGACATCATCAAGGAGGACACCGAGTTCCGAGAGGATGGGTCGATTCACTGGACGATCAGAGAGGTCAAGCTCTACGAGGTCAGCGTGGTCACTTTTCCAGCCTACGAAGACACGAGCGTCGCTCTCAGAGCACAGCAGCGTGAGCAGATCCTGGCTCGCAAGGCTGAGGCGTGGCGTGCTTCGATGACATCAAGACTAAAAGGAGGACAGGCCAATGTTGAAGGCACTGATGCTCAGAAAGAAGATTGACGACGCCAACAAGGCGCTCGCCACACTTCGAGAGACAGAGTCCGCTCTCCAGACAAGAGAGGCGGAACTCGAGAAGGACATCGCCGAGGCATCGAGCGATGAAGAGAGAGCAGTGGTCGAGGAAGCCATCGGACAGTTCGAAGCTGACAAGGCAGAGAACGAGAAGGCGATCGACGATCTGACAAGAGGCATCTCCGAGATGGAGTCAGAACTCGAAGAGATCGAGGCTCATCAGGAGAGCACACCCGCAACTGAGGAAGCACCCGCTGCTCCCACAGAAGATAACAACACAAGAGACACGAAGGAGGTCACAGTCATGGCAGTTAGAGGATTCAAGGCAATGACAATCGAACAGCGCGCAGCATTCTGCGAGCGCGAGGACGTCAAGACATTCATCGAGCGCGCTCGCGAGATGATGCAGAACAAGAGAAGCGTGACAGGAGCAGGCTATCTCATCCCTGAGGTAGTTCTGGATCTGATCCGCGAGAACATTCTGGAGTATTCCAAGCTCATCAACAGAGTCCGCCTCGTAAGAGTAAACGGAACAGCAAGACAGCCTATCATGGGCGTTATCCCGGAGGCAGTCTGGACAGAGATGTGCGCCAACATCAACGAGCTCGACTTCAGCTTCACAAAGGTTGAGGTTGACGGTTACAAGGTTGGCGGCTATGTAGCAGTTTGCAACGCTTCCATCGAGGACAGCGACATCGACCTCCTGAACGAGCTCATCACAGGCATCGGCCAGGCTATCGGTCTTGCACTTGACAAGGCGATCCTGTTCGGTACCGGCACCAAGATGCCCACAGGTATCTGGACATCACTCACAGCAGATCAGAAGAAGACTATCGCTTCTTCTGCAACAGGCGTCGCCTTCTTCCAGGCGATCCTCGCAGCAGCCGCAGCCGCTAAGGGCAAGTACTCCAGAGGCGGCAAGTTCTGGGCTATGAACGAGACAACCTACACGAAGGTGCTCAGCGAGTCCATCTCCATCAACGCAGCTGGCGCAATCGTAGCCGGTGCCACAGACACTCTGCCTATCGTAGGCGGTGACATCGTGGTTCTCGATTTCGTACCCGATAACATGATCATCGGCGGTTATGGTGACCTTTATCTCCTCGCAGAGAGAGCAGGCACAGAGATCGCAACATCTGAGCATGTTCGCTTCCTCGCAGATGAGACAGTCATCAAGGGCACAGCTCGTTACGACGGTAAGGTCGTAATCCCTGCCGCTTTCGTAGCTATGGGACTCGGTGCAGCTCCCAGCGCTTCAGGCGTAACATTCGCAGAGGACACAGCAAACGCAGTAAACCCCTGATGGGCCTCACGGCAAATAGTGCCGTAACCGCTGAGGCCTTAAACCCCGACGGTGAGAGCGAAGTCGCAGAAACAACCGAGACGGTAAAAGCGACAACGACAAAGAAGACGACAAAGTCTTCAACAACAACGAAGTAAGACGGAGGGCACCGACATGGAACTTGACACCGAGAGACTCGAAAGGATCCTGGCGGCCGTAAAGGTCGACCTCGGGATCACGTCGACAGCGTACGACGTAAGACTCAAGGCTTACATCGAGGCTGCAGTTGGAAACATGGAGCGGCAAGGCGCAGACCTTTCACTGGAAACCGCAGAGACCAACCAGCTGATCACAGCTCACGCAAGCTGGCAGTGGAGAACGAGAGACACCCGGGAAGGGATGCCGCGTGCCCTTCGCTTTTCGCTGAACAATCTCATCTTCTCCCAGAAGATGAAGACAGGAGGCTAACATGGCATACGGAGTAGACTGCACGATCAGCCTGGTCGCGCGGACGTCGATCGGGAGGAATCCCAAAGGTCAACCGATATATTCATCGACGAAGCGTGAGGTCTTCGCGCGGGCCGAGTCCGTGAACCGTGATGAGTTCTTCGAAGCCGGGCAGGCAGGGATCCTGTCTTCCTGGCTTTTCATTATCAATCCGGTGGAGTACACAGGGGAGCTGCTCATCGAGTACGAGGGCGCGACCTACAGGATCTACAGGACCTACCGGAGAGCGATGGATGAGCTGGAACTCTACGCCTCAAAGGAGGTGGGCAACTATGGGACAGATGATAATTAGTTCCAGGAACCCGAAGAAGCTGACACAGGAGGTTCAGGGAATTCTGAACCAGATCCCGGGAGCGTGCTCTCTGGCCTTTGACGAGGCGGGGAAGCTCGCGGGCAAGCATGCAGCGGACAAGCTCAAGCAGACGACTCCGAGAAGAGTCGAGAAGTGGTCATACAAGAAGGTGGACAAGGTGTGGACGATCTACGCCCCGAAACCGTACTACAGACTGACACATCTGCTGAACAACGGACACCGAATCGTAGTACACGGTCGGATGGTCCCGGGCAAGACGAAGGCCTACCACTATGTAGAACCGGTTGAAGAGATGGCGAAGCAGGAGTTCGAGGAATACTTCGAGACAGCCTGCGAGCTAAAGTTCGAGGAGTTGACACGATGACGATTGAAGATTTTTACACACGCATCTCGGAGGCGTTCCCGACAGTTCCTGTCTTTTTCGAGGTCATAGACGTCGAAGAAGGCGATGAACTGCCGCCCGATTATATGTTCTTCGAGAGTGGGACGACGGTCGGATTCGGAGCAGACAACCAGACATACTGGTCATCGACTCCCATCGAACTGATGGCCGTCCAGACTAACCCGATCAAGAACGACGACCGACTCACGGAAGAGCTCGAAGAGTTCCTTCATCTGAATCGGTTCCAGTTCACGAAACAGGTGGCCAATGACACGGAGATCCGGGCCACGGTCACCACATACACATTTTATATTTGAGGAGGCAAAAGCCATGGCAAACAAGGTATTACTCGGACTCGAAAACGTTCACTGGTTCGAGCTCACAGAGACCATCACAAACGGAGAGGTCTCCACAACCTACGGCGCAGCACACAGCTGGCCCGGTGCCGTTAAACTCGCGATGGATCCTGCCGGAGACGGTGATCCGTTCTATGCAGACAACGGCATCTATTTTATGCCCGGCGATAATGTCGGCTATTCTGGCACGTTTGAGAACGCCCTCATCCCTGAGGATCTCGAAGAGTATGCACTCGGCCAGACGGTTGACGACAACGATGTAATGGTCGAGACATCGCAGGGACAGAAGAAGGCGTTCGCACTGACGGCAGACCTCACAGGAGACGAGAAGGCACGCAGGATCGTGTTCTATAAGTGCTTCCTGACGAGACCCTCGGTCAACGCTCAGACAAGAGCCGACAGCTCAGCACCTCAGACGAACAGCGTCACACTGACAGCCGTTCCTCGTGCTGACTACACATCCATCAAGCGTGGTACAGAGACAGTTCAGGAGCACCTCACAAAGGCGGCAACAACTGCATCGACAGACGACACCACATACGCTGGATGGCACACGGCACCCTACACACCCGAATATACATAATCGGGAAAACAACAAAAACCACGGACACCCTCGGCCAATCGGCCGGGGGTTCTTCGTGTATATCCACAGGAGGATTCAATCATGTTCAAGATAATCGAAAGCAAGGGGCAGAAGTTCGAGCTGACGGTCAACTCAGCAACGCCCCTTTTATATAAGCAGATCTTCAAGTCGGAAGTCACTCAGGAACTGGCAGGCGTGGACATCAAGACATTGAGCCAACTGAGCAAGAAGACACAGGAAGACGGACAGACTCAGGAAGAGCAGGCACAGGAGCTTCTGACACAGGCACACGACATCCTCAAGCTCACGGACATCTTCATCAAGCTCGGCTTCGTGATGATCCGGCAGTGTTTACCGTTCCAGGAGTACTGGAACCGGACGAGCTATGACGACTATGTCGAGTGGAGAGCGATGAACTCCACACAGACTCTGATGACACCCGAGTTCATCGGAGGCGTGGCTCAGCTCTGGGCGGAAGATCAGAAGGGCAATGCGCAGCCAAAAAACTGAGTCAGCCCACAAGCAGAGAAGTGACCAGTGAACTGATCCTGCTCCGAGCGCTTCAGCTCGGGCTCAGGATCCCTGATCTGGTCCTCCTGTCAGGTGGGCAACTCACCGATCTGATGATCGAGAAAAACAACGACAGTTATGACTACCCGAAGAAGGCGACCACACAGGACTATGACCGCATGTTCGGAGGGTAAGAAGGAGGGAACATGGCAAGCAAGGCGATCAAGGGCATCACGATCAAGCTCGACGGCGACACCGGGGACCTGACCTCATCGCTTAATGAGGCGGACCGTTCGTTAAAGAGTGTGGAGAACCAGCTCAAGGCGGTCGACAAGGCTCTCAAACTGGATCCGACGAACCTCGACCTGATCCATCAGAAGCAGGACCTGCTGAACCGAGCCATCGAAGAGACGAAGAACAAGCTCGACATCGAGAAGCAGGCAGCGGAACAGGCAGCACAGGCGCTCAAGGATGGGACCATCACGCAGGAGCAGTACGATGCACTGCAGACGGAGATCCAGAACACGACCACAGAGCTGAAGAAGCTCGAGGACCAGGCCAAGCAGTCGAGCTCAGCGATGGGCGAGGCGATGACGGCTGCCGGAGATAAGATCCAGGCGGTCGGTGAGAAGGTCACGGACGTCGGCAAGAGTCTCACGACAAACGTCACAGGTCCGATCGTGGGAGTGGCGGCTGCATCGATTGCGGCGTTCAACGAAGTCGATGGGGCTCTGGACCAGATCGCAGCGAGAACCGGAGCAACCGGGACGGCGCTGGAAGAGATGGAAGACATCGCGAAGGGAATCGCCACAACGATCCCGACATCGTTCGGGACGGCATCTCAGGCGGTCGCGGCAGTCAACACCCGGTTCGGTGTAACCGGGAAGACCCTCGAGGATCTATCGACTCAGTTCGTCAAGTTCGCAGAGCTGAACGGCACGGACGTCACGACAGCCGTCTATTCAGCCCAGAGCGCACTTGCAGCATGGGGGATGGATGCGAGTGAGGCTGGAGCCTACCTCGACTATATAAACACCATAGGACAGCGCACAGGGGCATCCGTGGATGACCTGAACGATAAGATCGCAGCCAACGCGGCCACGTTCCAGGACATGGGCTTCAATATTGCGGACGCGGCTGAGTTCCTGGGACAGGTCGAACTATCAGGAGCAGACGTCAGCACGGTCATGACCGGTCTGAGAAAAGCACTCGATGATGCCTCAGCTTCAGGGATGCCTCTGAGCGAGGCTCTGGCACAGCTCCAGACCGACCTGCAGAACGCCGAGACGGATGCAGACGCGATGCAGCGAGCCATCGATCTGTTCGGTACCCGAGCGGGTCCTGCGATGGCCAATATGGCGCGACAGGGAAAGGTCTCGTTCAGTTCCCTCAATTCAGATCTGAACAGCTACCAGGGCAACATCACGACCACATACGAGACCACACTCGACGGCACGGACAAGATGAGCGTCGCGATGAACGAGGTCAAGCTCGCAGGAGCAGAACTCGGAGCATCGGTCGCGGATGCACTCGTTCCGATCATGGAAGGTCTGGCGGATATTCTGTCAGATCTGGCGGACTGGTGGGACGGACTCGATGAGAGTCAGCAGAAGGTCATCCTGACCATCGTGGGCATCGTGGCAGCGCTCGGACCTCTCCTGGTTATCCTCGGCACACTCATCACGAACGTCGGAGTCGTGGTCGGAGCCTTCGGAACACTCTCGACATTCATCACGGCCACGTTGATCCCGGCACTCACGGCAGCGGGGACGACCCTGACGGTCACCGTCATCCCGGCGGTTGTCGCGGCGGCTCCAGTCATTCTGGCAGTAGTCGCAGCGGTGGCGGCGGTCATCGCGGTGGTCGAAGCGGTCAAGAGTGTCATCGAGAACAGCGACGCGTGGATCGGATTCTTCACGGATCTGTGGAACAACCTCATCGGCACGCTCCAGAACGTCTGGGATGCCATTACATCGACGGTCGCAAATATAGGCGACTGCCTATCTGGTCTATGGGACGACATCAGCGGTGGCTTCCTGGATCTGCTCGGAGACGCGTGGAGCTGGGGCGTCGACCTCATCCAGGGATTCATCGACGGCATTAAGTCGATGGCAGGCGACCTCTGGGACACGGTCTCGGATGTCGCAGGAGATGTCAGGGACTTCCTCGGGTTCTCGGAGCCGAAGAAGGGACCGCTCTCTAACTTCCACACATACGCACCCGACATGATTGACCTCTGGAACGAGGGCATCAGGCAGAACCTGCCGAGCGTCCAGAAGTCAGCATCTGACATGGCAGCAGCTGCAGCATCGCCACTCGAGACAACAGGTTCACAGCTCCAGGGCATCAGCGGACAGCTCGACACACTCGAGATCGGAGCATCACCTGTCAACGTGGCGGCCAACATATATCTGGGCAACAAGCTCATACAAAGGCAGATCGTGAACACGATCGCCGATGCGGAGTATCTATCAGGAGGTGGCTTCTAATGGCACTGGGCAATCATTACATTCAGATCGCCAACTATACACTGCCGAACCCTCGGTCGTTCAA